CTTGCCGTCTTAACCCTAAATCAGCCACTTTCGCATCAAGCATGTCATGTTTTGCAAAACTAGAGAAAAGCTGCAGTGCCTTTACGTTGGCTTGTTGCATCTTTAAGTTAGCGACATAACAGCAACCCTGAACAACCTTAGCAAACATTCCCGCATCATCCTGTATTGCTGCAGTGACATTGGCTAGGTTGGAAGGGTCCGTTTTTAATGTGTAGTCAAGGACATCTTGAGTAAATTGCTGTAAGGCAATATCAAAACCCGGTGCACGTAATAAGTTAGGTACTTCAGGAGAAGGAAAATAATTACTCATAAACTAATTTCTCGATTGCGCCCGTTAAACCGGACGATAACTGATATTTTAAAACCATTGACATGAACACCTGAAACAATACGAATAAGTTCAGCTTGCCTAAGGTTGCAAATGGGGTTGTAGTAGCATTCTGCAACATACGCAGCACACTTTGACAAATACGTAGGCGATACAGATTTACCCTGTAGAGAATGAAGTTTAGAGCCATAATTCCTACGCTTTAATCGATGGTCCAAAGGCGTTAACACCGCATCTTTAAACCTAATGGCATACTCTTCCCAATCAGTAACCGTTTTGCCTGTAACAGGATTTATATTCATACGATGGAGTGTTGGCCAGCAGAACTACCACCAGCAACATTTGCTTTCGCTTTGCTGGTTAGTTGATTAACAGATACTTTGGCTAACACTTTAGCCATTGGCTTTATGAAACAATGTTCATTATCAACTTTAAAACCAGCCGCTTTAAATTCAGCCACCAATTCCGCTTCCCAATCTGCCGCAGATAAAGCCATGTTAAGGTTTCCCTATAAAAATAGTGTTTCCACAAGACATATGTGGTGAGCCGGTATAAGCACATATTGTATTTCTACTAAGTGCCTCGTCTAAAGCCGTTCCGTCAGAATTCATGAATACTTTTGGCGCAGTAACTTCGGTATTACCTTTTGAATTGACCGTTGTTTTACCTTTGGTGTTAATTACCGCTTCACCGGATAAATCCAAGGTTAACTTTTTAACTTCATGATTATAAATAACAGTAGATCCATCAGGATAAGTACGTTTGTGCTCAGATGGATTGGTATCGATAAAATCAAATTCATCTGAACTGAGGCCAACTAATGCCATGCATGCAGACGTGTCACGGCCACCTGTTATATTTAACAAGAGACATTGCTCACCTATGCTAGGCGCACGATATTCAATAACGCCTCCTGCAGCTGGAGCAAACCATTTTATAAACGGTGTTTTGTTACTGCCATGTTCAACTTTTACGGTTTTATTATCTTCGCTAAGTTCTATCACTTTACCCGGTATAATGAGGTTATCTTGTCGACGTTGCATTTCATTAACAACTGCAGATAACTGCACTATTTTTTCAATAATTTCATCACTCATGAACTATCTCACCAATTAGCTTATAGTCTTCATCAGTTTTAGGGTTGATACCTAAATACAATTCATTGAACTGTTTTGGTGTTTCTTTTTCAGGTGAAGCAACTTTTACTTTTTGTACGAAGCTTACGCGCCATTCTTTTATGCCTTTTTGCAAGCCTGTTGTATTCATTCCAGTGATATTTTCAGGTGCACAACAACCCTCACCTAGCCCCCAATGGTTATAAGACACTTTTTGTTTTACAAAACTAGCAAGGTTAAACACTGCTTTATCTGCATCAGCTGTATTTGATGAAATACAGCAAACCAATTCCATATTGAAGGGCTCAGATAAAGAACCATCCCCTGAATCTGACACTGTAATGGCGCCTGAACTGTCGCATAATATAAAAACAGCCGGTGTTACTAAGTTTTCAAGTTCATCCTCATCTTTGAATACGGGATTGAAAAGCACGGTCTGAATTCCCCACGCTTTGACTTCGGTTTCGATAGCATCGATATAATCACTGATTTTTAACATGGAATTCGTAATTCAACTCTTGTTGTAAAATGATGTTAAAACGTTGGCCGATGAGTCGTTCTTGTTTCTCTAAAATTTCTCGACCTTCATATTCAACTTTTAAACCGACTTTTTTTAATGGGTAACGTGGCCATAAATTGTGACTTTCAGGGTTTTGTTGATTTTTTTCAAACAAACTATTGCGGACTTCATCGTGATCAGAAGCATGCTTGCTCGACGCCCTTCGCCAAGCCATATCTTTAGAAACAAATGCACCACGAAACGCATGGCCCCTAACAGATACACCCGCTTTTGTTTGTCTTACCTTGCCGATTGAAATGGCATGTATATCATCAAGGCCAACCCAAATAGAGGCTTTGCCTTGTTTCGTTTTTTCAATATCAAAATAAATACGGTCTCTAATCCCTTTAAGGGCAACATCAAGCTTTGCTGATAATGTTTTTGCAGCTTGGGTTGATACCCATCGAGTAACCTTTTTTAGCGATCGATTAATGGCAGCATTTATTTTGGTCTTGTTTATCGGGTCTTTTAAAAAATCACTTACCTGGTTCTCTTCAATATCTAAATCGTAAGATATATCCATTTGCTAAAATCCGCGTGATGGTTGAATTTCAGTTGATTTTTTTAATGCACTTAACACTAATACTGATGTAGTTTCTTGGGGGTAAAATATATCTGCAATACGTCGTTGTCCTAATGCTGTTTCAACGATGGCATCAACATATATTTTTTTGCTCAACCTTTCGCCATGTATAGTCAGTGAGCCATTTTTCATTTCTTTGAAAATACTTTCTTTACCTTGCTGTTGAACTTGTTTGGTATCAAAAATGGCAAGTTTTTTCTTTACCGAATCATCTGGTAACGTAAATGTATGCATGTTGCCAAAAACAGCCATAATTTCGCTATCTGCCTCTTGCATAGCCTCATCAAAAACATTAGTAAAACTCATAAATTCACCCATAAAAAATCACCGACAATATCAATTATCGGTGATTTTAGTTACATCAAAAAAAGGTACTAATTAGTTAGATGAGAAAATTTCACATAACAGCAAAGGATCACGACAAATAGGTAAATAAATCGCTCTAGAACGAATTTCTAATCCTTCATCGTGAGGCAACTCATGCTTGGTTATATGACATTCTCGGTCTTTAGCACTGTTTGCATTCATAACATCGGCTGGAGCACGCAACATGCCAAACAATTCATTGACACCTTCAGGATAGCTAGCACCTTTAGTGGCAACTTCATCAGCTTCATCCGTAACAAAATACACACCACAAATATTAATGGAAGACGGGTCATCAGCGAAAGCGACAACACGTTTTGCATGGATTTCTTCACTGTAAAAGGCTTTGATACTTGGGTGAGCTAAAATGCGCTCAATCATGTCTTGCCCGATACGACACGTCACCTTACTTATAGTTAAATGTCCATGGTCTTTAGCAATTTCTTTGGTTTTTTTTCTGAATGCTTTAAGCAAACCTGGTACGTCAGTACCTGCATTACCAAGTTTTAAATCCAAAACACGCTTTTCAACTTCTAACACGTTAAATAAGTTAACTAATGTATTGCCTTTTCTGTTCTTTACGATGCCTTTTAATGCGGTATAAGCCGTAAATGCGGCCGTATAGCGATGATTATTTTTATGCTTAGCCATGCGTGTTTTAACCAACACAGCAAGCTCCGTCATTTTAAGCTTTTTATCTTTTAACGAGTTGATACGCGTCAGATCACTTGGCACCACTTTATTATCAAATGGGTACCGAATAAGACTAACTGGGACCGCTGATTCTGCATCATGTTGGTCAATATTTGGGTGCTGACCAATTTCACCTGGCATTAAGACTTGTAAAGATTTACCGGCCTTAACAATCATGACTTGTCGTTGTTCAACGTTTTCAACTTTGAACATGTTAAGCACTTCTGAATCAATGTGCGTAGTAGTATCAAAGCCAGTAGTTAATGAAAGCAGTGAAAACGCTTCAGGGTCAAAAATTGTGGATAATTCCATGGATTATTTTCCTACTTAATAATTAAAAATGATTTTTCAAAATTGGCAATAAAACCAGTTTTTTGAACATCGCTTGCACCATCTGGCCACACGATATATTCAGAATTAAATACCGCATTAGCAAAGTACACAGTGCCGTCACCAGTATGTACACCATACGCAACAGTCGCATCTGTAGACGCCGCAACAGCATCGCCATTGGGTTTAACTAATGACCATAATGGCTTATCAGCAGCGGCTGGAATTTGTTTATTACACAATTCACCACGTTCATGCGACCACAATAAAATCAGTGAGAGTGATACTTTATTTGTAATTTTGTCCATTATGCTTCCTTAATCAGTTGTTGCATGTCAATAAACTCTTCATCATCAGAATCTAAGGTGCTAGTGAGTGAGATTTCTTCATCTTTCTTTGCAGCAGCAATTTTTAATTCTTTCGCTGCTTGCTCTGTTGATGCACCTTGCTCAATCAGTTGCCCTGCCATTTCAGGCATACCGGCAGATTTGGCAAGATTATTAATTTGCGTTGTAATTTCCAGTTGCGCTGACGCTTGTTCTTGCGTAAGCGCTTGTAACTCAGTAATTTGATTGGTCAATAAGGTTTTTTCAACTTCATGCGCAGCATTGAGGCCAGCCACAATGCTATTGTGCGTTTTGTCTGTCATCATAATTTTGATCTCTTCTTCAGTTTTAATACCATCAACTAAACCATGCTCAAGCATGTTTTTAGCAGTGAACGTTTTAGCTTGTAATGCTTTGATATCATCAGCATTAACACCGCGGTTTTTTGCGACCAAGGCAAAAAAGTCAGCACCGATTTCATCAACCATAGATTGATGTCTATCTGATTCGCCTTTTTCCAATACGGTTAACGGCGCACCGTCAGCTTTTGCATCACCTGTGGTGAAATACGTTACGTTATGTTTATCGTCGATGATTTCGTATCGACCATAAATAACACCAATGGAACCACCTTGACTGTAAGCGCTTAAATACAACTCAGAACAAGCACTGGCTAAGGCATAATTGGCCGAGAATGAATTACCATTAATAAAGCCTATAATCGGCTTTTCTTTGGCAAACTCTGCGATGTACTGCGCAAAATCAAAACAACCGCTCGCTTCTCCCCCAGGACCGTCAAATTCAATAAATACCTTATGAACTGAACCATCATTTCTTAGTACTTCTAGTTCTTCGCGTAAATCTCGATAACACAGCACTTTATTGCAGTTCGAATCAAGACCATTGAATCGATGTGATGTAGGTCCAAAAACTGACATATGGCAAATTGTGTCTTTACGGGTTGGTTTATCACCACCAATAAACAACTGAGGGTTTTGGTAATATTGTTTAAGTAAACTTAGATTTGTCTGATGGGCGTCTATCGTCATCAGCATCGGTGCGTTCGTCATTAGTTGTAACAGGTGCCGCATTTTTTATACCTCTTTTGTCTTTTGCATCTTGACTGCGTTTAATACCATCAAGATGCTGATCTAGTGTTTTACCACGTCCGTTTGCGACCTCTTCTATCGACTTGATATCGTTATTCAGTTCTTCAACTAATGCCTTAGCAGCTTTAAGTGGATCAATTTCTTCCCACTCTGGCCATATCCATTGTGGATCAAGATATTTGTAAGGATTTTCAAAATAACCTGGCAATTCTATGCCCGTTTTTAAATGGTAACCCTCAATAAACCAGCCTAAGATTTTATTAAATGCAGGCTCTAAAACAATATCTCTAAGTTGACCAATAAACTGCCTATGGTTAATCATTCCCGCACGAATACTGCTGTAGTTAACTTGCGTTAAATCACCGGTTAACTGTTCATAAGTAATGCCAAGTAAACCTGCAATCATGCGCAGAACTTGATTGTTATGCTCTTGATAATTCCCCGCTATTTCTGCAGGTGAAGCTGTTTTTATGTCCTTAACACCGTTTAAAATGGTAACACCACCAACTTTATGGGCTAATTTTTCCGGCTTTTTAGATACACTTGGCGCACCAGGAGTAGGGCTTCCTTCATCAGACTTTAATGCATAAACTTGCTGAGCAATTCGCTTCATACGCGATTTTATTTCAACAGTTTGGTTATCTTTATACTGCTTAGCGAAATCAGCACCAGCAGAAATCCAAGGCTGTGCACTGCTTTGTCCGGCGTGAATGACATCACGTATTGATATAACATCAGCTGCAGGGAGCCAATTAACAGATTCTTCATCGAACTCAGGATGATCACGAGGTAATTTATAAAAAGCGTATTTTTTAATTTTGCCATTTTTAGCGTAAAGAATGCCGCCTCTAACGTAACTACCCTTACCCAGTCTTTCCATTTCAGTCGCTAAACTTAATGGACTAACAACTTGTAATTGAAACGGTATAGGATGAAATGTACGTCGGCGAACAATATAACCAGTGCCATCTAGAAGCATGGTTGTCACGTCAAGCGCTTGAATACCTGCAAAGTTGGTATTGCCATCGAAATCGCAGTACTGGGTCCACTCCGTAAAGCTTTGAATAAAATCTTCGCTGAATAACTTAGGATCAAAAACAATCTTGCCGCCACCACCGATGCAACTAGCTCTGAATCGCGCAGTACCGACACGTAATAACGGGTTATTTCGCAGTAAATGGTGACTAGCGGTTATTTCTTTTCTTAACGCCTGCTCACTTTTTTCATTGTCGTGAATCTCAGCATCAGAGAACAACGCAGAGGTTGCTACATTGGAATAACTCAAAGCACCACCTCTATGTCTATACTTTCCATTACAGGTGTAGGCGATAAAGCCTGCATCATTTGGCTTTGTAAATTAATCAACTGGTTTAGACTAACGTCCGTAAACTGTCTCGATGTGCGTCTACCATTGACATCAGTGAATTCAACTCTTACTTGACGAGTTCCTTTCACTAAGTCTTCGATGGCTTTGCCAACCGTCAGTAAATCTTCACGGGATCCAAACATTAATAAGCCTCGTAATCTGATGTTTCGTAATCGTCTGAATAACCGTTTTCGTCATCTGACTCATTGCTTTTATTGGCTTCGATATCAACCAAACCAAGCGGTTCTTGTGGGCTAGCCAATTGAATTTCTGGTCTAAAAAAATCATATAGCCAAAGCACATAAACCAATAAATCCCATGGTTCATTTCTTGTTTGACCTTTTTTCTTATCCCATTTGACTTTGTTTCCGCTACCGATCACTTCTTCTGCAGTCAGCATCTGAAAATAATTTAAATCGAACACATCACCGACAGGAAAGTGAACATAATTTTTACCGGGCTTTTCATTATTTAGGCGTTCAGCAGCTCTATTTTTTAACTGATGAACGTTGAGGCTTCTATATTCGCAATTTGCTTCAGGGTGTACTTTGAATGTTAATGTGAACTCAGGTTTAAACTTTGCTTTAGCATTTCCTTCACCACGAATGGCATAAATCCAGCCCTTATACGGTGCGCAAAACTCAAGCATGGCTTTCCAAGCATGCCCATTACAGTCCATTACAATCGCTAACGTATATATTTTTCGACCATCTGAAAGTGTTAGTTGTTGCTTTAGCTGATCAACTAAGTTTTTTTGCGTTGATTCATCTTCGGGATCACCATGTACATTTCCGTAATCAACAGCCCATATTTCACCACGTTCACCAATGGCCCAGCGATGATATTCAAACCTGTTTTTTTGCGTATCAACTGACGCTAGAACGCACCGAGTTTGTGATGGTAAACTTTCAGTTGGGCTGTAATATTCACGCCTTTTATACAGTTCTTCAAAATTATTAAGCTTATGAGAGCGCTGCGTATCTGAATACTCAACACCTACTTTGGTATTCATAAAAGACTGCATTTTCAGCGGGTCTTTTTTGGCTTTCTCGTATTCTTTGGCTAATGTGGGGAGTCCGGTGTTAGCATTGTCGTTGTAAGCCATCCAAATATGAAAACCGGCTTCGACCATCCCGCGCTCATTCGTATCACCAGGTTTGTCGCATTTACAACAAAGAGCAGTCCCTTTTTCATCCCATTTTTCTGGCTCTTGATGCGTATCGCAGCAAAAGAACTCTCGTGTCGCTCGATATTGACCAGCCTCAACCATAATGTACTTATGGTGTTCTTGGATTTTTCCGGTGCAAGACGTACAAACAAAATGAGCACTTGAATAATTTTTAGGAGAGTAGCGGAAATTTTCTAATTTCAATCGCTGCATGTGCTGACAGTGAGGACAAGGCACATAAAAATAACGTTGATCAGTTAGCAGGAATTCTTTCGTTATTTTACAAGTTCCCGCCTCTTTTGGCGTAGAGCCCATAACGATTTTTCGTCGGCTTTCTGTTTCAGTTCGTGTGATCGCGTTTTCAACTGGATCACCTTCATTATCTGGATTTTCAGGCCAACCCGATACTTCATCTAAAAATAGGTACCGAATAGTGACCATGCGGAAAGAACCCGCAGAAGTTGCCCAAACAACACTAAAGTCACCACCGAAAAAGGCTTTTTCTGTACTGGTGTTTTTACCAAACATGCACTGTGAAACTGGCGTGCAATAAGTAAATATTTTACCCGCTTCTTTACTGGCGTACTTCTCAGCATCAGTAATGGTGTTCTGTGCCACCATGATATTCGACGGGTCATTAACAATTGACCAGGCGATTGCTGAATTCATAAAAATGGCGTAACCAACACGCGCACTTTTTGCTAATACAATTTTTTCTATATACGGACATTCGAATGCTAATAACCAAGCACGTTGAAAAGCTTTAGGTTTATAAATCTGAGCCGTTGGTTTTTCGTTATCCGTTATCCATGGAATAATCGGCATCTTCGGCGGCGGCACGATGATATTTAGAATACCGCTCGATAATTTCTTTGATAAGTGGCTGTAATTCATCTTCGCCTTTTTCATTCAAACCGGCCAAGGCATCTGAAACAACATCATCAATTAGCTTTACCTGATCCGGTAAAAGAGGAATACGTTTTTGAATTTGGTTTGAAATATCGATCAGTTTGCTTTTTGTAATACCTAACGGTGCGTTATAAAGTTCAAACATTGCGTCTGATGGGATCATTTCACCGATATCTTTTTCATTTTGCAGTTTGATTTTAATTGCTGCTTGTTTCTCTTTTTCCGTTTTCCATTCCTCGGCCGTTTCAGGCTGTTTGGTATTTCCGGTTAACTCTATCGATCTTCGGCCCTTTTCAGCCTTAATCATTCGGATTACTTCAGATTGATATTTCACGAATGCTTGTATTGATTTTTCTAAATCAATTTTGTTTGCAGGGTTTAGTACAACTGAGTATCCGTGTCTTTCATGGTTGCGGATTGTTCGTTCATGTACGCCCAACTTTTCCGCTAATTGTTTTTTAGTAGTCACTTTTTAAAATTCTTGCAGATAGGCTGAAAAGCGGAAAGGGAATCAGTCAAAAAATTTAAAAAAAAATATGTTTCCCCGAGAGTTTCTAACCCGCTAAAATCGAATACCCCCTCCGGAGTACCTTTTCCCAATCCCGAAAAAATCGCTGATTACTTCCAATGCCATAACGTCTTATCACCAACGTCTGGTTGAATAGCGTTAACGCAGTGATTAAAGTTACCTTCAAGCGGCCAGAATAATAGGTTAACTAGCCACATGAATGGAACAATCCAAATGACGCCGCGTTGATATGCTTTACCAATTCTTGATGATATTGCTTCTCGGTAATCACCAAATAATAACGCTGTGTTCGCTAAGCAATCCACTGAAAACAGCACAGCAAGCGCATAACGATACAAAAACGTATGTTTTGGCAGGAATATAAAGCAGATAAACATGCCTAAAAGATAGTAATTGTTGATTAATAATAACTTTAATATTTCCATTTTGTTTCCTATTAAATTAGTAACCACATTCGGCTGATATCTGGCACGTCAGGGACGCTAATGGGGTAGCGCTCTAACAAAGATTGAAGTCAGGAGCCAGATATCATGCGAATAGGGTTGCGGCTCAAAATGGAGGTAAAGAGCCGCAGATGCAAGCTTTCGCTCACGCCACATTAAAAGGGTTATTTACTTAATAGCTTATCTAGCTTGGTGTTGATATTCCCTAATTGCTTTTCTATTCGTACGACGTCTTCCTTGCGCTGCGCCTCGATGCGCATCATATCTTCTTTACGTTGTGCTTTAAGTACCGAGATATTAAGCGTGTTTGCAATGGCTTTATCTTCAATAGCGTTGATATAACTAAATAGTGCAACCGCTACAACTACTGTTGAAGCTAAGTGACCTAAATTTAGTCGCTTATCTAAATGCCAATCACTCATGTTTAATATTACTCTTTAAAGTTGTGCTTAATTTTGATAACACCTATTACAACGTTTTGCTGTTAAGGTTTAATTTGAGATTGCTCTCTCAACAACGTTCTATCTGCTTTACACTGTTGCAACAGTGCTTTTAAATCAAAAATGTAATGGATCAGGTCTTGGTTTGTCTGGCCTGAAAACTTCGGAATGTCGAAGTCCTGTATCAACTGTGCGGGCGGCGTAATTCTCACCACTTGTGTTTGCACTACCACTTCCGGTATCGTCGTTGAGCAACCCAACAACAACGTCAGGCACAAGCTCATCAGCCCATATAACATCAGTTTCATATTCACTGTCCCGTAATTTAACTTTTAATTCTGTTTTTGACTGACTCGTTGATGACGCTATCGACTGTTGAATATTAGAGCGCTTTATTGCTATTCGATCGGTGTTTTTTTGTTGCTTCTCAAGCTCGTCTATCGTTATTTGCTGCGTTGCATTAACAAGAGACATCTTCGAATTGTTATCACTCAACGTTTTATTGCTTTCAATTAACGCAGTGTTTTGAATCTTTAGGCCATAAATATATAAACCAACTGCGCCTACAGCCATAATGCTAATTAATAATGGCAGTAAAATACTTCGTAATTTTGTAAACATAATCTATGGTCTCCATTGAGTGATGCCCTGTTACACCAGGCAAGCATTTAATGATGGGTTGGTAATTTATCGCCATATTGCAGCGCTTTTGCGCCTTAGCAATGTTTCCGGCTCCAGCGTTATAACTAGCCAGCATTAACTTAATTCGTTCTTCTACTGGTCTTGGCGAATACCAAAACCGATATAATTTACTGTCATACCACGCGGCCGCTTCAATATTTGTCCGGGCATCAAAAACCCCCTGACCTTTTCGAATGAATTGCGGTACATCTTCCCACGTTGCGGGCATAAATTGACAAACACCCGCAGCACCAACAGGTGATACCGCTTTAGGTTTAAATCGGCTTTCTTGATAGCACTGGGCTTTTAATACACGCCAATCAATACCAGGCATTTGCCATGACATGGCAGATTTGAAATACAGATCGTATTTAAGCGACTGTAAAGGTGAAGCAGAACACAATGGTATAACAAGCCATGCGAGCAATAAGGTAACGCGCTTTATACATGTCATGCATCTCATTCCATGTTTCTTTAAAATTAATGCCTGATCGCGTATCAGATATTCGCAAGGCCGTTAAAAGAAATACAGTCACCAATGTTGCGGCTATGCTCTTTTTAGCTATAGCAAATAAAATAGGTATTAAAAATTCCATTACATTTATCTAACCTCGGTATATTTCAGGCATAAAAAAACCCCGCTTGAATTGGCGAGGTTTTAACAACAATAGCAAAATTATACGTAATTTCAGTAGTGAGAAAAGGTTGTAAACAACCTGTTTTAATTTATTTTTATTTGTACTAAAAAACTAGTTAGATTTTGAAATTCAACGCGGTGCGCACTGCGCATTGCGTTATATGCAAAATCGTGCTATAGTTATCTTGCTTTAGTTAAGCACTAACCAATATGGAGATTTGAGAGATGGATATAATAATCGTCAAAGAATCTTTCGTAGGGTTTGAAACATTACCAGAAAATGCAAAGGTCTCAGCCAGTCATATCATAAGAGCAATACAAGCAGCTCCTGATATGAACAAATTGAAATCAGTATTGCCTGACGATGTAGTAACAACCGATGGCGTAGAACATCACGCCCTTGTTAAAGATAATTATCAACACGTTGCAGCGTGTATAAAGATAACAATCGACAGCAAGAACAGGGCGGTAGTTGCTTTTCAACCTTACGATTAGATTTGTAAAGAAGTAGGCTAATTCTAGCCTACTTCTTTACTCAAAGTAAAGTTAGTAGATATTAACGAAGCTGAAAACAAAGCAGTACCGTACGAAACAAAATGATTTTGTACGAGATTTTATAATTAAATTTAAAAAAGGAATTAACCATGGAAAATGAAAAAACAATAGGTATAGAGGCGATAAGCCATCTACTAGCCCCACCGAAAGGTGCCTATGAATATGTGAAAAGCATATTAGAATCTAAAGGTGAAAACCCAACACAAGCGGCAAAGAAACTAGATGTGAGCGCATCTACCGTGAAAAGACTTTTAGATGGAGGTAGCTTAACAACAAATATGGCTGCTAAATTACATAACACTTACAAAATGGATATAGATACATTATTCAACATTGAAGCTCAGGCTCACGCCTATGAAGCACGGCACATAGCAAAAACTGCTTAGTTGCTTATTTTGTTGCGCTAGAATTCGCTAGCGCAACAACAATCCATTAAACATACGACAACAATTCGTGCTCAGCTTTTCTTAATAACTTCCACTGCTGTCGATCTAAAGTGATTGCGCCGTTTCTATACCTTAAAGCTACGACCGATATCAGTTCTGGTGGCAATTTTGATATCTTATCATCAATCAGTTCTATGTAATCAGGCACTATTATATTATTTGATAAACTGGTAAATAGATGGAGTGTGCTTGTACTAGCGCAACCAACTTCACAAGACTCCCTGACAGATTGAACGTTAGATTTACTTGAGTAGCTTTGGCCAAGGCATTTCCTAGACCAAAACTTTCCCCACTCTTTTAATTGTAATCGTACATCTCTGATATTATCAATTGTATCCAATGACTAAATCCTCGGCTGTAGACATTTTCATTCTGCAAACTTTGATCACTATAGTTGAAACAGTTTTATATGTAGGTTCATGAATAAACCTTTCCCATTTGCTGATCGTCCCTTCATCCGTTTCTTTTTCACTATTCGATAACAAAGTGTAAAGCTCTGCAACTTCTGCTTGAGTATAACCTCTAGCCTTTCTTGCTACTTTAATTAATGCACCACCACGAACCATTAAATACCCAACCTATTAAGTAATCGAGAGCGCCTTGCTATCACCCATTCATCATCTTGTTGACTAAACCAATCAAGTACCTGCTGTTTATTCAAAGTCTTCAACTTATTTGCTGTTAAGCAATCTAGACGCTGCCAGCTCAACCGTTTTCGCTCTTGATCTGATTGAGGACCAAGGCTGCAGCAATTAACTTGAGACGACATTAATAACTGTACAGTCGTATGACGGTACTAATAAACGATTTAATTTCGGAAAGTCTTTGGCAACCATTTCTACAATGCCAGGATGATCATCGATAATTATCGACTCTTCAATAAATTCATCCTTCAAGGTTGAAATAACATCACGTTTATAATCAATTGTATTTCGGTGATCATCCATCGGCCGCATGATCAGCCTACAGCCATAATCCTGAAATTCATGGAATAACTGAGCTTTAGTTTCATTCCTAACATTCTCCCCACGAGAAGTGACAAACACTATTGAGTGATCTGTTCTGTGTGCCAGGTGCTTGACTAAGTTAATCACCGCAAAGATCGGTTCATCATTTATGCAAGCTTTGTTAAATTCCGTCCAATTGGGTGTGTGACCTCTAACTTCTGGCACTAGATGAGCCCTATGCAGGTTTTTAAATAAACAACCATCGATATCACAAATAACCATATTTTATCCTTTAAAATTGCGTTTAAGGTATTCCACTTAGAGATACCTTTTTTTATTAATCTAGGCCACGTTATCCATGTCTTTAGTGTCAAGGTTGAACTGGCTCGGGGTTGACTCAGGGTTGAGGATAAAGCACTTTTTATTTTGCTGAGACAACCAATTAGTATGCTCTATCAATGCTTGCTTTCGTTGCTTATATGCCTGACCGGTATAAGCACGAGTAGTTTTACCAAGCGTGTGATTCAACATACGTTCAGCAACTAATCCATCAACACCTTGTTCCTCCCAACATAATCGAGCACACTTTCGTAAATCATGCGAATGCCACTCTCCTGCGCTAAATGCATGAATGGCTTTTCTAACTTTTTCATAATCGATAGCATTGTTACCGGTTGGATTTGGAAACAACCATTTTCCGTTGTACTTACATTGCTTTTGATACTCTTTCCATTGAAGAAGCATATCCGTGATTCTTGGCGGTAAATGAATAGTGATCGGTGTTTTAGTTTTGGTGTCTGGTTTAGGGATGTCCCAAGCAGGATCAAACGTTAAATTGAAATTACTCCATTTAGCCAGCAACGTTTCACCGATACGAGTACCAAGTGTTAGCATTAACATGCAGACCATTTTAATTAAATCTGGTTGCCCTTCCATCTCATCGAGTAGCCATGGGACCATTCTTGGTTTTAATAACGACTCTTTATCGTCTGCACTAAAATCACCAAAATCTGAAATTTTAAAGCGCTCTAATGGGTTGTTTGACAGCAGATCCAAACCTGACGCTTTTTTTGCTGCAGCTTTTAGTATGTGAAACTTTTTAACTACAGAGCTTTTTGCTAATACTTTCTGCAGTGGCCATATAAGAACTTTATCCAAAGTGTTTTTATCAACCTCACTAATGAGAAGATCACCTAATCGTGGGAATAAGTGCTTTTTGATGCTGCTTTTAATATCTTTTTTTCTCTGATCACTAAGGTTTGCATCTTCTTCAACTCGCTCGTTGTACCAGGTAAGTAAATCTCCCAATGTAATAAAGCAGTCACTTTTTACTTTTGCTTGGCCATTTCTTGCGATCACATCAAGAAGAACAGCAATCGAGTTTCTCATTTCACGAGTTTTGGTTGATGGCCATTCAGCGACACGATGCCATTTATTACGATATAAAATTCGCCAAACACCTTGCGCCCGATTTTTTTTGAAGCGCAATTGTAGTGCTGGATTTTGATTATCTCGTAAAACATCGACACCAGGTAAAGCACTGTGACTTGATATCGATTTGTCAGTAATAACTAGACGAACTAAGCTCATCAATACTGATCCTTACTTGAACATGAATGCGGTAACCAATAAGGATGATGTAACTATCAATAGCCACACTAACCAACCTTTTCCCGTATCTCTTGTGTTAATACGTTCATCCATTATCTTTTCAGCATCGCACCTAGCCCTTTCATTCATCGTGCCCAGCCAAATTCCAGCGATAAATACAGAAAGAACAATCACAGCGTTAATAAATATAAAGTCATTCATTTATGCAGCCCCGTTTACTTGTTTTAGTTTTTGTTTCATTGCAAAAAATTGACTGGTCGCTTTGACCGGCACACACACTTTTTCAGGTAGCGCTAATGGAATTTCGGCTGATAAGTCCTCGCCATTCATCACTCGATTACAGGCAATCTCATAGTTGCGGCGGAACATAGGTAATAAAACTTTGTGAGATAGGTTTTTTAAGTTTGATAGGCCCGTTGCTTTAGCAGCTACGTAAATCGCTGGATGCTGTTTCTTTTGACCATTAACCACCATTTGCAACGCACGCTCGACTGCTGGTAGCCCATAATCTTCAAGACTTGGCTTACACCATGCAATGAATTCACCTGTTGATGGGAGCCAAGGTTTCGCTCGCTTTCTTACTTTTTTCATGCCGATATCAACTTGATGTTGATTCACAACACCATTTTCAAACAACGCTTGCGCCCATTGTTTCTTAGCTGCTTGTTCGATATCAATGTCGGTAAAGGTTTGTTGCCAAGCTGTACAGACCCCTTTTAAATCCTTAAACAAATCATTCACAATGGTGATTGCTTGGTACGGCAATTCAAACTCTTGAGGTGTTTCATGCTTCGCCTGAAAATTTAAATGACTAGCGATTTTAGAAATTGGTTTAGGTGGATTTCTCATGATTTCACCTTGAAGCCTTTAGCCCACGAAGTGTCATTAGGATCTAGCGTTTTTGATTTTTTCGTGGTTAACGAACTCTGGCTTTTAATTTCCAGCTCATCCCACTTAGCTCTGAGTTTATTAGGGCTTAGGATATTGGCTTGCCAAAAGCTGTCGTTATTGGCCCATTTGAAAAGCTCACATATTTCTCTATGTGATTTACCATCCCGCTCTCGAATTAATCGAATGTGATCTGCCCATGATTCGATATTAGGTTTTTTAAAGTTAGATTTAACACTTAAAATCTTCGATAAGAAATAATTTGCTGCAACTAAATCTTCGTCTGAGAATTTATTCGCTGACAAAGGTTTATTATTGTTTTGTATAGTATCTTTCTTTTGTGTGCATCGGTTCTGACTTACATTTGAGTCGGTTCTGACTTTTTCGTAAGTCGGTTCTGACTTACTTTTAAGTCGATTCTGACTTAAGGGCTTAGTTTTTATTTCTTTGTTTTCCCACTCTGAAACAACAGGATTAATCCCTATTTTCTTACCTTGAGTGATTAAGATTTTTCTCTTTACTAGTGATGATTTTACTTTGGCTATATTAGTCACTGCAATATTTGTGAGTTCAGATAACTCTTCGTAGCAAATCCAATCGAAGGACTTTTGCCAACCGAAAGTTTTAAGCATAACTGTATGCACTATTCTGCTCTCTCTATCGCTTAATTGGGTACTACAAAGAGCCAAGCCTAGTTCTTTCGCTACTCGATAATAGCCGTTATCGGTGTCCGCTTTCACAACAGCTATCTCCTGCGGTTTTGGCTCCTTTTCAGGAAACTTGATTACCTTTGCTACATTTGTCATACTTACCTCGTTGTAATTGAACCGCATATGAAATCTTTCCACGGATTTATGCGGTTTTTTTATGTCGGTAAGGTCTGGGGAGTTTCCTCCCTTTTCCTTACGCTTTATCCATTGAAGCTATAACTCACATGGACGATGAGCATATACCCCTTAGCAACTGGGTTACCTTCCTTGACTAAACTTATTTAAAAATTGAAAACACCTCTTTGCTCGCTTAACATGAGAGTGCGAAAAACAAAATCAAACAAAACAAAGAGGTAGAAAATGAACAAGGACGAAAAACAATCGCAATTCGTAGTGCTTAGCAGCTTGCTATTGCGAATGAGTAGTGAATCATTCCCTTCACAATGTTTAATTAACGAGACTGAAGTACTTAGAGAATCAAAGAAGTTTAATTTGTACAGTTTTTTTGAACCTTCAAATGTTAAATTGCTATCAGATACAATCAAATGGCTTTCTGACGAAGGGTACATCCGATCTAGGGTTGTTGAAAAATCTTGGTACATAACTCTTTCAGAAAAAGGCATGAATGCTATTGATTTTTCAATTGTTAAACCTGATATTTTATCAAAATACAACTTGAGCAAATCCGTAAACAGAATGATCGCCGGTGGTAAAGATGGCCATGGAGAGCAAAAAGGCAACGGATTGAAGTTAACTAAACCAGCCACTACATTCATCCCTTCTGATTGGCTTGATTAGTATTTAAACTGGCAAATAGGCCTTGAAATTGATCGCTATTTTCAACGGCCTTATTCAATTCAGTTAATCTGTTGCTTGATTCCAAATTATTTTGGGCTTCATCGTTCAATAGCTCTCTTAAATTTTTATCATGCGCCTTAATAAAGTCAATTGTTGCTTTGTTTAATGGCAGAGCCCGTAATTGACCATTCTCGATAAATACGGCTATTCCTTTTTCTATACTCATTTTTATTTCCTATTCATCTGTTCAAAGTCATCACGACAATCTGAATCACAAAATCCACCTGTTTCAATCACGTCATCGCAATAATGGCATTGACCTGTAAATGGCAGTTCAATATTTCGCTTTTGAAGGGCTTGGTTAATACGTAGCTCTTCAAGTTTCTGTGCGTTATCTACTAAATCCATGCTTCACCTAACATATTGAATCCCTTACCTTCGGTTGCTAAACTGCTTTTGCGAAAAAACTTATTTAAAACAACCAAAGGAAAGGAAATGGCAAAAAATACGGATTTGTTTCTTGAATGCGCTGCAAAACTAATTAGTGCAACACGTGAAGGGTACCCTGCATTAATATCTCCTGATTTAGAGTCACTAACAGGTAAACGGTATAAATACTTTGGAGAACCTTTTGATGGACTAGAGCATGATGATGAACATGAATTAATACAGGACACTGCTGACAGATTACTAGAGTTAGGTTTTTTGCACGCTCCTAGAGCGGACGAGCGAGGAATAATCTGGAATTGCGGATATTGTGATACTCCCTTCACCATGGGTAAACCAACATTTGAACGTCTTTTCGGGGATATTTTAGACGACTCAACTATTGGAGACCGCATAACTAAAGCCGTAAAAGATGGCGCTAAATCAGAACTACCTAAACTTATGAGTAAAGGGTTTGCTGAGATATGTCGAGTAGCCATAATGAGTTGATTCATTTTAATTAAAACCTTTTAAAGATGAATTCATTGTAGATATAAAGTAATGATCTGCTGCTCCAAAACTCATTACTTTATTTATATCCTTAGTTAACTCGTGAATTCTAGATGCCATTTCTGCACCCGCTGAAATCATAAATTGATTAGGGTTACCGTTATACTTCTTATGCAGCCAACTTAGCCAAATCAGATCCATTAACGGCATTAGTTGTTCAATTGTGATATCTAATTTGTTAACAACAGGCCATAACTCTTTTAATTGTTCTATTTGAATTGGATTGAGTCGATAGTGTTTTGATAGAGATAATTCTGCCTCTTGTCGTAGCCATTCATCAACTTCCCTTCGAGATAGGCCCGATATTTCGAAGCTAATGGATTTACCATCTAACTGTTCAGCCTTTAGTATTAACTGATTGGCTTCAATCCTTAGTTGTTCTGCTTTTGTTTTTGCAATATCACTCATTATGTAGCTCCTCTTTCGATGGACTCGATAACAGGGTTATCGAACTTGAATGTAATGGATGGCTGCACGCTAGAGATTAATTGCTCTAAATTATCTTGCATCTTTCCAATTTCGTAAAAAAGGGCTGTTTCAGTAAGATTATTTCTACCTAATGCAGTTCCAGCACTAACCAACAAAACAAGGGATATATTCAGTTTCTTTAAAAGAAAAACAACATCACGTGAAGGTAATGAGAACTCCTCTTTGTGCTGATTCAAAGGTCGATTTTTAGTTACAAGATCTCTCCAACTGGCAATGCCACGATGAAATGCCGTCGATTCCGTAAATAGTTCAAGTGCTTCATACATGCCTTTAGCTCTTAAACATGACTCTCTAGAGCCAATTATTAAATTGGCTTTTATTAAATCAATTAGTTCATTGCACTTAACTGTATCGATTGCTTGATTACTATCACTCATCACGCCGCATCGCTTCCGTTGAATCCTAAACCTTTGGTTGCTAAAATGTTTTTGTCTGAAAACAAATTTAAAACAACCAAAGAAATAGAAATGGGTAAAGTTATAAACTTTCCAACCAGCAAAGACAGTCTGTGGCTTGAGCTTAAAAAAAGAATTGACGCGGAATTCGAGAAAACATGTTTAGAAGACAAATACAGGAAAGAATTCATCAGCAGATTCAAACCTACTCTTGAGTTAATGTATTTCACTTATGAGCTCCCTATTACCTTTGAATTCAACGAAGGCGACATTACTGAAAGCGGGGTCGAGACTTTGAACAACTCGATTGAATCCTACTTCAGCTCTTTTGAGACAGTCTTCAATAAACACATCACTAAGATCGCCTGTGATAGATACGTTTGGGAAATAGGACACTACTTTAGGGAGATTGGATTTACTCCTAGCTAGCTTGACTATTTTCTTGCTATCACTCATCACGCGACCTTTTTGTTTTTGTCGGCGAAACCATGTGTTGACTGCGATTCATTAGTGAAAACTAGCGGACATAACTCTGCTTTTGAAACCTTAAAGCCTGTTAGGGACTCAACGATAGATGCTTGGGATGGTTGAACACTTCTGTGGCCATTAATATATGATCTTATTGTGACGGGAGATCTATCCAGTTTTAATGACATTGATGAAATAAATGACTTTCGTTCTAATTTATTTAATTCTGTGAAAAATGGCTTTAGGTACATTTCATAAAATTCAGCATACACAAGGTACATTAACTATACAATAAGTACACCAACTGTCAAGATGTAAATTTATATTAATGAATAATTGATACTATATGTATTGTTGCGCTATAATAATACAGCAGGTATTATTTAAGGAGTTGATATGACAATTATTTTATTGGAAGAAATTTTGAATAAACCTGTGTGGGCTATAAATGCTAAAAAAAGAATGAAGCATTTAAACATAACCCAAAAAGATATTGCAGAACACGTAAAGGTAACTCTAGGTGCTGTAGGGCATTGGTTTAGTGGAAGAAGATCACCAACTTTATATAACTTGGATGTTTTGGCAAGTTTCCTAAAAACAACATCTGCCGAATTGCTGCATGAATCTAAAGATGTAAATGAATTAAAGGGAGGATCTAAGAACTTGAAAGACGCCCTTGTTCTTCTATGTAGGTTTTCTTCTATAACTACAGACGATTCTAAAGTGTTCTTTCAGGTTATTGATAATATTGGTGTCGAGAATATAATTAAAACTGTTAATGTTTTAAATGAGAGTGAAAAAACTAACAGAGATCCTACCGAAGTGATTGTGGATATAATGGATTACGTACAACAAACAGGGTGAGTTATTTTTTAAAGTTATTTTGGCAATAATATCTAAAGTTTTAACACCATCACGCACTTATTTTATACTGCATTTCTCGAGTCACGGTCACATTTAATCATATTAGATATCCTAATCAAGTCACTATCAATCTTTCTAATTTCAACAACTTTGCTGCCCAAGTCAGATATTTCCTCTGCTGACGCTCTTCGATGAGCCAGCTCAAGAAGATCCTGCGTATAAACATCTAGCGTTTTTAGTGTACTAACTTCTTTATCGTTTACTTTCACTACAGATACATAATGCTTTTTTGAGTTAGCGTAAATGACTACACCTAAAATTACTACCAAAAGGAATAGGCAAAAACATAACAAATTAACAACTGACAACATCCTTTTTATCTCCTTGTATTGTGACTTTGTATCCTAAATATAACAATGTAATTATGTTTAACAGTGGAATTCCAAGCTTGTATGCCTCCCCTAAAACATCACTACCAATAACTTGTCTGTCTGTGTACCTAACGAACTGCACAAGTATCATCACAGAAAAGTAAAGAATGAGACTCATTGCGCTATCATCCAATTTTATTTTAAACATCTTATGCGATATTAATACAGTGAACATGGCTACCATATCAATCAATGCAAAAGTGAAATACCAAAAAAACCTATTCAAATCCATATTGTCGCTTGTATGGTAAAGCTTAGGAGTTATATACAACATGAGCCCATTAAACAAAACAAATACCAACAGACTTACAAAGAAAGAGTTTATGGTTCTATCTTTCAATAACCAAATCAAAAAACATAAAATGTAACCTATCCATAAATAAGCGCTAACATCATGTAATGCTTGCTGCCACATACTAGTTCCCTAAGCAATTAATTCCTAATATTTTTTAGGTGGCTCAATGCCTCCACCGTTACTCTCTACATTATTAGGTGGCTCAATACCTCCACCGTTACTCTCTACATTATTAGGTGGCTCAATACCTCCACCGTTACTCTCTGTCCGCAATATATTTTCTGCTTCTTTACTGATAGTAACGCTAAAGTCTTGGTCATTATCCACATTAAGTGGCACAGATTCAACATTATTAACTATTTTACTATCGGACAAATCCGACTTTTTTACAGAGGTTTCCGACAACTTATTGTTTGAACTAGGCATATCAGATCTTAATGCCGCTTCAGTACTTCCAGAATCAATTTTCATAACGCAATCCTTATTCAACATTTGAATATCGAATATATCAAACAATAAAAATATTATCGAGAAAACACAATTAATTATACATTAAGTATTGACTATTTCAACACTAATGACTACATTTAGTACACCAAACACGAACAGGAAGTACAATGAGTGATTTAGATGAGCCAGCCTTCCCTTTATTTGTGCAAGCGACAAATGATGATGAAGAACAATTTTTCGTCGGCGTTACAAAGAGAGAACTCTTTTCTATGGCGGCAATGCAAGGGTTATTGTCAAAAACAAGTTTAAGTCAGAAAGATCCTATTGAAATATCTAATTCAGCGGTGGAGGCTGCTGAAGCCTTGATTACTAGGTTGGGCCAATTGGAGTAACCACATGGACATTGAAATCCAAGCAGCACACATAAATTCAGACAGCTTAGCTAGCCCTATAGAGCTTTCAGACGAGCGCGCAGTTGATGACTTACTTATTAATGGTGCCGCTGAATTTTCAGTCGGAGAGATTGAACTTGATGATGTGTTGCTCGCTGTAGCTGAAAACCAAGCGATTATATCTATTTTAAATAAATTGGTAACCGGTGACTTAACCGCTATAGCAGAATTAAGAATATTAACAGCTGGTGCTGCTAACGAAAAAATTCAACAACTGGCTAGATATAGTCATTAAGAAAACGGCCCTCAATTCTTGGTGGAGTGAAGGGCCATTAACTACCGGTAAGCATGCGCTTAACGGACTGACAAACGGAGATTACATTATGCAAACATCTGCTGCAAACGTTAATAAGAACTTAGATTTGATATCTAGAGCTATTTCAGCGGCTAAACGAGGTGAAATAGCCATTGGTTCAACATTTAAAGAAAACTACTTATGCGTAATTTGTCTTGCGCATAACCTTAACCGAACGATAAATCTTGAAGCAAACAACGCAAACATGAAACTCGATTCATTGCTGCAAGAACTATACGCCTTAATCCCTTCTGATGAAGCTATGGTGTGCACTGATTCAAATATAGAAGCCCCTTTTAAAAGTTCCACCAAAGCGGCTCTTACCGCTCCGTTAAGAGCCGCCCCTCACGGGGGGATTATTCATGTTTAGTGTATACGGTAAAAGCCTACAAGCCGCAAAAAAAACGGTGGGTAAGCAAATGATGAATAACAAAAGTGATATCAGTGTTGAGTTGAAAAAAATGAATGACGCAACCCAAACCGATAAGCAATTGATTGTTGATAAGCATATCGATGACGTATTCAAAAACATGAAATCAAAGCGCTGTACTCATGAATTCAGTACGCCTCATATCGCTCAAGAAGCATACCAATTAATGAAAAATGATACTGCCAATTTTAGTGATTTAAGAATAATGAAAAAACGCCCTAAGAAAAATGCTGAAGGCAATGTATTAACCAGCAAAGCAACTCGTAAACCATTAATGGAATGGGTTCCTTTATACGAAGAAGAACAAGCAAAAGAAGCAGCTTAATAAACAATAATTTTAAAAGGTAATAACTATGTGGTTTAAAAATATATTCATCTTCGCTTTTACTCGTCCGTTTACATGGACTCAAGAGTTAATTGAAGAGCAATTACAGCAAAATGCATTTACTCCATGTGCGTCAACTGAAATGTCTCATTTTGGCTGGACCAAGCCGCTTGGTAAGCATGAAGTTTGGTTAACACACCAGGTTAACGGAAATATCTTAATTTGCGCACGTAAGGAAGAGAAAATACTTCCCGCACCAGTTATCAAAGATATGCTTGATGAAAAAGTCGAGCAGCTTGAGGTGGAACAATCACGTAGTGCCACTAAAAAAGAAAAGGAACAATTTAAAGAAGATATTATTTTTGAATTATTACCTCGCGCATTTTCGCGCATAAGTGATACACGCGCTTATATTTGTCCTGAGCAGAATATCATTGTTGTAGATGCTAGTAGCCGCGGTAAAGCTGAAGATTTTCTCGCCCTACTACGCAAATCACTAGGAACTTTACCTGTAACAACACCATCACCGGAGCGTGCACCTGATGAGGTGATGACTGAATGGTTAACTGAAGATGGTCTTATTGAAGAGGCTTTAGGTGATAAATTCCAATTAGGCATGGAAGCCGAGTTTAATGCCCTTGGTGATGATGGTGCTATTGTCCGCGTAAAAAATCAAGACTTAACCAGTGAAGAAGTGAAAAGCCATTTGGATGCTGATAAATACGTCACAAAAGTCGCGCTTCAGTTCGACGAAGCTATGTCATTCGTGCTCGCTGATGATTTATCAATTAAGCGTATTAAGTTCTTTGATGTTATCCATGAGCAAAACGATGATATCGACAGTGATGATGTTATGGCCAAGCTTGATGCTGACTTTGCGCTAATGGCTGGTGAGTTAAATCGAATGATTAGCTGTTTACTAACTGAGTTTGGTATCAAGGCTAATGAATACGTAGAAAAAGAGTTATCCAATGTTAAAGCAATAATTGATCTTAGCATTGATAAAGATGAGGTTGATTCTTTATATAACGATGTTGTCGAGTTCGTTACCGAAACACAGCGCGTTTCAATCTCAAGCATTCAACGCAAGTTCAGAATTGGCTATAACCGAGCAGCCCATATTGTTGAGCAGCTAGAATTAAACGACATTATTTCTGAGCCTGGCAATAATGGCGCAAGAGAAGTATTAGCAGCAGCTTAAACTTAACGGGCGTCGATATGGCGCCAACTTTATATAATAATTCTTGGTGGAGTAATTATGCAAACTCAACAAATAGCACAAGCAGTACAGGCTTTACCCTTGGCTGATGCTATCAATCAACTTATTGCCTCTTATGAAGCTGACGCGCAAGAGTCAAATAAATTAGTTGATGAAATAGAAAATAGCGAACAAGAAAACACGTTTTTAAAACTTCAGCTATCAAACATGAGCAAACGCTTAAATGAAGTCATCGGCGAAAACGATCAATTAGTAGCAGCGAGAAAGCGTGATGAAGCAAAAGAAAAAGATTTTAACAAGAAAGCGCAAATGGTTTCTGACAACGCAAAGCAGCACATGCAAATGCTTGAGCAAGCCCAACGAGAAAAAGCTCAACGAGAAAAAGCTCAAATTGAAGTAAGACTTGATGATGCTATGTTAACTATCGCGTCATATAAAGAAATGGGCTCACCTAAAAAAATTCGAGAACAACGAAAAGATTACCAAGACCGTATTGCCAAACATTTAGCCGCGGAAATACAGCACAAAATTGAAATCAAAAACTATCGTCATTCAATTGCCAAAGCTGAAGATGCAGTAAAGGAAATTACTTACCGCTTGCGTGAAATAGATATGACTGAAGCATACAACCAAAATGGCGAACACTTGTGGTTATTCCCTAAAGTTATGCAGATCACTAACCGTGGCATGAATGATAAAGAGATTTGTTTCCTTTATCTCAACGACGATGGCCGCGGCTGTTTAATGACGCTTGATGAAGATGGCGAGATTGTTCTAGGTAAAGCCCCTATTCGTCCTAAAGCCGAAACTAAAGCGCATGCTGGTATGTTATTGCGCAAGTTCAAAAAGAATGGCTGGACTGTCCAGGTTGACGATTTACAAGTGATAGGTGGTTAAAATGAATTATTTACAAAAATTATTAAACGCTAAATTAAAACAATTACATAGCGCAGCTGACGTACAAGACGAATGGCGCACACCTGATCTAGAGTTTCTTGGTATTCAGCACCTGTACTGCCCTGGTGGTTCGTTTTCAATTGATTTATTCACTGATGGAACTATCAATTCAAAAGCCCCGTTGTTTTTTACTGCAAAAGATAACGCGCTAAATCAAGACTGGGGTAAATACTGCAAAGAGCAAGGTGTGCCACCAGTAGGGTTTGCTAACCCTCCATTTTCAAAACCATACAAAGGCAAATTAGATGATGGTTCAACATGCACAGGCTTAAGCGATATTATGAAAAAAGCACATGTTGAAATGCATTTAGGTTTTAGGTCTGTGTTTTTCGTGCCTAATAACATAGAAGCTGACTGGTTCCCACATCGACTATCTAAACACCCTGCAAGTGCTGTTTATAAATTAGTGAATGGCCGTGTAAGTTTCGACACACCGCAATGGTACAAACAAGATCCTGATGGCAGCAAACCTAGCTCAAGCCGTGGCGGCATGGCGGTAGTAATATTTGACCCTAACCACCGTGGACCAGAAATTGACGATATTGTTTCTCGTGACCAATTACGTGCATTAGGCCAATTGGTTTTAGATGCAAAGGATGCTGCGTAATGAAAATATCTTACGACGCTCTAATTCAAGCAATTTGGACTTACCAGTTAAAAACTTTAAGTAAAGGCGTATTACATCACTACATTGGTGGTAGGTTCGGTGTGGTTAATACTGATTGGTTTCTCAACGCTTCTGGTATTCATACTTGTGAACGCGGCTTAATAACTGACAAGTTAGGCAAGCAGCAAATGTACAAGCGTATACGAGAATTGATAGAACATAAGTATTTAAATTGGGCTCATAAACCCAATACTTTTTTTATTGATACTCTACAGTCAAATCAAGCGTTTGATGTGGCTCGTAAATTTTGGCTATCGAAAGGTGTACCAGAAGGTTTCGAAGAAGGGAAATGTCGATGTGTTCCATTAGATAATCACAAGCAGTTAATCGATGAATGTTTTTTACTATTACAAAGCAAATTCAAGTCAGTTGATTGGAATGAATTGACTGACAAGGTGGTTTAATTATGAAATTCAAATTCATTTGTGAACTTTGCAAAAAAAAAGTAAAGCGCGG